CTACATCAAGCGTTCACACAATTTACGTTCAAACCATTCAAACCAACCAAAACGGCGGCGAAATTCAACACTTCGCTGACGGCGGAATGCCCGCGTTCACACGCCGCGCTGGTCAGTTAGGTGGTTTTGGTGGTGGTGATACCGTCCCTGCAATGCTTGAACCTGGCGAGTACATTGTCAAAAAAGAGGCGGTGCAAAAATACGGCAGCGGCTTCATGGCGAAACTAAACGCCATGCAAGTGCCGCAAAGCGAACTGCCAAAATATCAAAACGGCGGTTCAGTTGGCAAAGCAATCGGCGTTCAACATTTTGCAACAGGCGGTGAAGCCCAAGCGGGTAGTAGTTTTGGTGTTGGCGTATCGGGCGGTGGCATCAATTTAAAAATCAACGTTGATTCAACCGCCGTTGATAACGCGAGAGCGAAACTTGATGCTTTACCAAAAGACCACCTAACGGATTTGCAGGTAAAAGTTAAGGCTGAATACGAAGGAATTATCAGTCAAAACACGGAGCGAATGCAGTTGGCGGGTGATAAAGTTGGACTCGAAAATCAAGCCTTTGCTGACATTGAATCGAAATTAAAAGGAAACTCGGAAGCGTTAAAAATTGCGCGTGAAAATCACGCTACGCGCTTACAAAAAATCTTAGACGACGACGTAAAAGGTGCGAAAGATACCGCCGACAAAATCGCTAAATCGGTAACAGATACGGCGGCTAAAATCACTGCCGATAGCAATGCGGCGACCGCTAAAAGTAACGCCGATTTAAAGTCGCTCAATGAAAAGCAGGTGTCGCAACTAGACGCTGCCGTAACTCAAAAGCTGCAACTTGACGGCGACAAGATTGGTTTAGAAAATCAAGCGTGGGCTAAAGAGGAAGCTGGCTTATCGGGCAACGCCGCTGCTTTATTAATAGCGCGAACAAACCACAACACACGCTTACAAAACATATACAGCGCGGATATTGCCGACGCGAAATCGAAACTCGATAAACGGGTCGCAGATGCCAAGGCAGCGAGCGACAAGCGAGTCGCCGACGATAAAGCGGCGTTTGATAAATACACCTCTGAGGCAAAAGCATCTAACGAAAAGCAGGTATCGCAATTAGACGCAGCGGTCACTCAAAAGCTCCAGCTTGCGGGAGATAAAATAGCGATTGAAAACTATGCCTGGTCGAAAGAAGAAGCTAGTTTAGCTGGCAACGCAGCCGCGTTGAAAATAGCGCGTGAAAATCATAATTCACGCTTGAAAAATATCGAGGTTGGAGACGCGGCTGACGCGAAATCAAAACTAGATAAGCAGGTTGCTGACGCGAAAGCGGCGAGTGACAAGATTGAGTCAGACACAAAAGCGGCGAATGACAAACAAATCAGCGATGCCAGAGCTGCTAAAGAAACATATAAAAACCAACTCGATGCGGCTACCAACGAAAGACTCCAACTCGCTGGTGATAAAGTCGGATTAGAAAACGCAGCATGGGCAAAAGAAGAACAAGCACTGGCTGGTAACGCCGCCGCGTTAAGAATTGCCCGTGAAAACCACAATACTCGCCTGAAAAATATCGCCGACGCTGATGCCGCTGATGCGAAAGCAAAGCTCAACAAGCAAGCCGCCGACGCGAAAGCGGCACAAGATAAGATTGCGTCAGATAGACAAGCCGCGCAAGACAAGCAAGCCGCCGACGCGAAAGCGGCTGAATCACAACGTGACAGCTTGCAAGATGAGCTTGACCAGATGAACGGCAACGCACTCGACGTTGAAAATCGTCATTTTAAAAAGCAGCAAGCGGGGCTGGGTACAAACTCCGAAGCTCAAGCACTCGCGCAACAAATCCACGCCAAAAAAGTTGCGGCAATTCAAGCAGAAAAAGCCAAAGCAGATAAAGAAAAGTCCAACGCCGCAAGTGGCAGTGAAAACTCAAGCTCAAGCGGAGCGCAATCAACGAATCAAGCATCGCAAGCGCAATCAAGTGGCGGCGAAACCGTTTTAATCAAATTTCAATCCCCAACAGGACGCGAAGCACAAGGCAGTTTTGCCCGTGCCGACGTGGCGAGCGTTGTAGACATTCTAAAAGAAGCCGCTGCACGCGGATTGCCTCCTTCATTAAACTAAAAAATACCATGACCATATTAGCCAGCGACATTAAATTACTTCAATCCGACAACATGAGCGACGTGGCTGATGGCGGTGGTGCCATGACTGCCAACGTGATTTTAGACGGCGTGAGCAATAACATCTTTGACGACATTTCAACGCTCGACCGCGTTTACGGAGCGGTTCACATGAGAAAGTTATTTGCCGCCATTCAAACCATCACCACTGACAAATTCTTTGGTTCGATGGTGATGTTGTCCAAGTTGCCAAAAGATAAAAAAATCGGTGTAAACCTATTCAGCACAGGTGATTGGTTCGATAGACGGGATGCTGCAAAAGGTCGAGTCGAAGCGTATCGCGTGCAGGCTTCTATTTACCAAGGTTTTGTTTGGTCAACGCAGTACGCGGGCAGCCGTCAATTAACGCTATTCCAAAACACGTCGTCCAACATCGTACCTGCTATCGGCGATGTATTTATGATTTCAAACACGCTGAATGTCGGGCAATCGCAGTATGTTCGGGTTGTAAAACTCGGCTCGAATATCGTTCAAACATTTCAAGCTGGCGATACGTCATATCAAAAACGAATTATTACCGTCGAACTCGCCACACCGCTGTTGTTTGATTACGTTGGTGCTGAAATATCAAAAAGCGACAACTTAACGCCGAACGCTCGCCTATTTACGACCGTTGTTGCTAACGCTGCCAAATACTACAGCGCACGACCGTTAAATTCGGCAGCAGCTTTGGGCGATGTCATGGTCAAAGTGGATAGCGTTTATTCGCAAGTCATCCCCAGCTCGCAAGCCGAAGTGGCGTTATTAGATTTGAACGCAGGCGGTTACACCACGCCAATCGTTGAATCGGGCGCACCGCTTTCATTCATAACAAGCACTGAAATTAGCGCAAACAAGTCGCTTCATTTAGGAAATCCATGTAAGCCAGGGTCGCTAACGATTACGGCAGGTTCTTCGGCAATAACAGATGAAGCGGGGCAAATTAAAAGTGGCACAACCGTTATCGGCACGATTGATTACATTGCAGGTGTGGTTAATTTTGCAGTAACCAGTCCAACTTACACGGGTGCAAAAACGGTAGCTTACACGCCAGCCGCCGCACCTGTTCGCATTGCTGATACAGCTTCATTAGCTGTGAACGCTGCAAATCGTGGTTACATTTGGTCGGTAAATATATCGCCACCGCCAACACCAGGAAGTTTAACGGTTAGTTACCGTGCGCTCGGAAAGTGGTATTCGTTGCGCGACAATTCAGCAGGTGGGATTGTTGGATTAGAAGCGGGCATCGGCAGCGGAACGGTGAATTACGAGAGTGGCACAGCCTCAATCACAGCCGCCGTGTTACCCGACGTAGACAGTGAGATTATTTTTTCGTGGGGGCAAAAGTCGAACACGTTTAATCGTCAAAACACCATCGTCGCAAACCCAAAAATAACCCAGCAATTGGCAAATAATGGCATTACTCCAACCACGTTAATCATCACATGGACTGATGGCACGACGGCAAAAACAGCCGTTTCTGCTTTAAATGGTGACATCTCAGGACACGCAACGGGAAAGGTAAAACACAGCACAGGATTGGTCGAATTTTATCCAACGGTGTTACCAAGTAACGGCACTATTTTTACGTTCAATTATTCTTTTGGGCTGCCCATTACGAAGGAATTTACGCATCCTGCAAGAAATACGGCTGGGCTGTTATTTTTAACGCTCCCCGACCAAAACATTCTGCCAGGAACATTGCAGGTTGAGTGGAATACCGTGCAAGACATATCGCTTCTCGATACGTTTCAAGAAACGGTTGTTACAAAACAAACGTGGCGTGACCCAATCATATCGGCAACAGAATCGGGCGGGCATATAAAAACCGACGTGATAGATACCGCGTCTGTTATCAGCTTGGCAAATGGCACATTGTTGTTTAATCCCGATAGAACCACGAAGTTGCCGATACCAAGGCTTTCAAAAACGCTTCTTGGTCAAACGCGGTCAAGTGAGTTCACACCTGGAAGCGGAGTTGGCGGTGTATCAACGAATGTAACCACCACCGTGTCAACGTACCGAAACATATTTACGGGTTTTCAATACCTGGACATCCCGCAAATTTACCCCAATGACGATTCAGGATGGGTGAAAGTGAGTTACAGAGTTGCGGATGCGCCTAATACAGCGACCGAAACACAGGTAATGTCCAGTGTAAAAATCGACCTCACGCCCAGCTTTGCCGAAACGATTGTTTATGGCAGCGTGCGGTTTGATTTAGGCGGCAAGACGTATGTTGACCGAAATGGGCAGCTTTTTTCAGATATTGATGTGGCGACAGGTGCGGGAACTTTCGCGGGAACGCTTGATTATTCAACGGGGACAGCGACGTTAAGTTTCTGGGCGCAAGGTCAATCGCCAACGGTTGCACTAAAATCACTCCTAACCGATATTTCAATTCAGCCCGTTGATATGGTGACGTTTCGCTTGCCGACTTCGCCAATTCGTCAGGGTTCGTTTCAAATTCGTGCCACCGCATTTGAAGGCGGAGCGCATTTAACCGCCACGGCAAACAACGACGGAATTATCAACACCGCATCGATGTTTGGTTATATCAATTACGAAACGGGCGTGGCACAAATTCGATTCGGCGCGTGGATTATTCCAACGGGTCACGAAGCCGAAAGCTGGTATGACCCCATTGCAATTGTTGGTACTGGAGCGGATGCGCGGATTTTCAAACCTGCTCATGTTATGGCTGAAACGATTGTTTATAACGCAGTGTCGTATGTTTATATTCCGCTTTCGAGTGCAATTTTAGGGCTTGACCCAGTACGTTTGCCGCCCGACGGTCGTGTACCTATTTTTTCAACAGGCGATGTGGCGGTTATTTTGAATGACCAAACCACGGTCGGGACATTTTCAAATGGCACAACCACCAATCTTAGTCGAGTGCGATTAGCAAAAGTCGTCATAAAGGATGCGGCTGGCAACATGATTGCGGCGAATAAATACAGCGTGAATTTAGACGCTGGCACGGTGACATGGATAAATCTTTCAGGCGTTTCGCAACCAATTACCGTAATTGACCGAATCGAAGACATGGGCGTGGTCACAGACGTACAAATCACAGGGCAACTCACGCTGTCACAACCTTTGACACACGCCTTTCCAATCCAAAACACGCTCGTTTCAAACGCCGTCATTAACGGTACGCTTTACGCTCGTGTGTCAGTGCCATTTGACCAGCAAACCTGGACGAACGTGTGGAGTGATAGCGTGATTGGTTCAACCGTGGCGGCGCAATACAACAGCACGCAATACCCGATTGTCGTGGATAACAACAGTGCAATTCAAGAACGGTGGGTGCTGATTTTTACCACTACTTCTCTATTTAATGTAATTGGCGAACACGTCGGGCAAATTGTCACGGGCGCAAGCACGAATACCAATACCGCGCCCATCAACCCAAACACCGCGCAGCCTTATTTCACGATTCCAGCAGGTGGCTGGGGTGGCGGTTGGTCAGCAGGTAACGTCGTTCGATTTAATACCTATGCCGCCAACGCGCCTGTTTGGCTAATCCAATCAATCGGTCAAGGTGCAGCCACCGACCCCGATTTTACCTTCTGCATCGAAGCGCGTGGGGACATTGACAATGTCGCTTAATTTTTCAACAGCACTGCGAAACGCCAGAGCCACGGCGATTATTTCTGCCCTTGACGCTGGGGCGACCGCTGCAACCATCAAATTTTATTCGGGAACGAAACCCGCCATAACAGGTGCGGCGATTACCACTCAGGTTTTGCTTGGCACTTGTACGTTATCAAAACCGTGTGCCATTGCGCTCGAAGGTGTGGTGACGTTTCAACCGATTGCGGACGACCCAATCGCCGACAACACAGGCACGATTAGCTGGGCGCGATTGTTAAACGGTGACGGTGTGTTTGTAGCTGATATGAATTGTGGCGTAACGGGTTCAACCGCAATACTAATTTTCAATAATTTGAGTGTTCAGGCAGGCGGTTTAATCAGTATTACCAGCGGTTCATTAACGGAAGGCAACCTGTGAATCTGCATAAATACTGGCGATTAGTTTTCACCGATAACAACGGTGGCGATACGATTAACGTGACAGATATTGTGTTATCAGAACGCCCGCATACGCTTAATTTGATTGCAAACGGCATGGGGTTTATCGGTGCGATGCCAACAAATAGTTATGAAAAAAAATTTGAATTTGCCGTACCGATAACCGTTGGCGCATATTCCTTTACAGCACAAGGCGCGACCGCTCCAAAGGCATGGCGTTTCGAATTTTCAGACAATGGCATTAAGTGGTCAATTGCTCACATTGAGCATTCTCAAACTCGCTGGCAAACAGGTGAAGTCCGAAACTTTATCGCGGATTTACATTCGCTTAATTTGACAATAAAAGGCTCGAATGCCGCGCAATCATTTAATGTTTTCATTCACGATTTGCAGGGCGAACTCATCACTAAAAAATCTGTCCAAAATAGCAACACTGAAATCTTAATGCCAAACCAAAACGCTGTCAGCGTTACCGTTGTACAAGAATGCGGCGAGGCTTGGCAGGCAGGTAAGTATTACAAATCAGGCTCATTGGTCATTCCAACCAACCCACAAAGCACGCCATTTTACTATCGTAATCGTGTCGGCGGAATATCTTCTTTAGTCGAACCAATTTGGTCAACGAATCCCGAAATTTTTACACACGATAGTGGCTGCATTTGGGAAGTTATCGAGCGATTTAATCAGCCCATTACACAATTTCCTTTAATTTCAGTGAGAAAAATATCATGACCGTAAAACTTTTTAGAAGTACCGATTTTGGTGCGCCAGCTTTAACGAATGCGGCTGGAGCATTCATTGCCGTTTTAGATGCGTGCTTACTAAACGGGTACGGCTCACAGACTGTGACGATTACTAGCACTGCGGGATTGGCAACCGTTACAACGCCTGTTGCACACACATTAAAAGATGGCACATTTGTTCGCATTGCTGGTGCAACCCAATCTGATTACAACGGTGACTTCGCTATTACAGTGGTGAATGGAACTACCTTTACTTACCCCGTTTTAAATTCACCAACAAGCCCCGCAACAGGAACAATCACATCCAAGGTTGCCCCTGCTAATTGGACAAAGCCGTTTTCAGGTACAAACCTTGCCGCCTATAAAACAGGTGCTGGCTCAAATGGAATGTTCCTGCGGGTTGATGACACGATGGTTAGCGCAGGGGCTATTGCTAGTGACCCAATTGTCCAGGCGTATGAAAACATGACTGACATAATGACAGGTACGGGATTATTTAGTAGTGGACGCGCACCTCAGAAGGCTGCCAATGCATCTGCAACTTGGTGGTATGTTCTTGCCACTGAAAAAATGCTGTATGTGGCTTCGAGTAATCAGTCCTATCAATGTGTTATGGCTTTCGGTGATTTTGTGACTAAGAGGCTGGGGGATGCGTTTAATACCATCGCGTGTTTTGCATCTGCCCACCACTCCCCAGAGTTCTACGCTTTATCAAATTCAAATGCGAACCTTACATACCACGATGTGGCTCGAAACTACACCCAAATTGGAGGTCAATGTGTTGTAGGATTTAGATCTGAGGGGTGGCAGACTGTATTGGGGATGAATGGATACACCTACCCATGCCCACTAGATGGCTCATTGCATTTATCCGACATCACGATAACCGAAGGCGCGTCAGGGGTGCGAGGAACTATGCCAGGCTTATGGAACATAATGCACCATTATGCTTTCAACACTGGCGATATTATTATCGGAACTGGCGATTTTACTGGTAAGCGATTTCTAGTTATGAATTTACAGCAAGGGCAATGCGCCCTTGAAATATCTGATACCTGGTGATTTCAGTGGCGACAATTACTCCAACCAATGTTGTGAAAGAGGTCTATCGCGGTAAGAAAATGACAATTAACCCTTTTATTGATTTCACTCGTATTCCTATGCCAAAAAGAAGGGGGATTGAAATTATAGAACCCATGCCCTGGTGGCTTGGAAGGCTTGATTTAAACCTGTTTGAAGATCGCCGAGGCGTAATTACGGGTACGGTAAAAGTGCTTGGTGTGTTGCAAGTAAAATCGCGGGTTAATTTGTATTACAGAAAGTCTGGGCAGTTGATTCAATCAACTTTTACCGATGCGGATGGCGTGTTTTTATTCAAATGTGGCTTGAATCGGAATGTCGCTGATTATTACGCGGTCGCAATTACCGAGCAGCCGTTTAACGCACAAATATTTGATAAACTTACGCCTGCCTAATGTTTTACACACTGCCTGGCAAAAAGGTTTTATTTGAATTTTTATCGGGCTACACCGCGCAAAATAGCCCGACAAAATTTCAATTTTACGATATTGAATTCGATTTATACGACGGTGTTAATCCACCCAAATTGCCTGTTTCGTTTAACTTTGGAGCGGGACAGCCGCTCTCCCCTGTTATTGGTGCTTTTAACACCAAACTTGATGATGTAATTGGTACTTTTAGTTGCAAGGTAATCAACCCTGCTATCGCAGTTTTCAACGTCCAACTCGATGACGTAGTTGGTGCTTTTAGTGGCAAGGTAACGGCTAACTTTGGTGTATTTAATGTTGCACTTGATGATTGTGTGGGCTACCTGCATGGCAACTATGATTCAAATGTAAATCGCTCGCTTTTTAGTGGTGTAAATTCAAAACAAGAATCCACAAATTCAGCACGATTAAACACGTCGTTTTTACAATCCAACGCCGTGAAAAATGTCATTTCTGTCACCGCGCAACAGGAATCCACAACGCAATTAAGTGCGAAAACCGCATCGATTGAACAAAATACGTTAAAAGTATCAACTGAAAAATTGTCATGGCAGGATTCGACACTTCAAATCAGTGCGAAAACCAGTTTTAAACATGAGCAAGCTATTCCAAAAAAGATGGTTTTATCGTCAGTCGTTGAAACCGCGTTACCTCTCAATTCAAACACAAACGCCGATTTACATCAGTTGATCCCCATTGGTTCACGTTTTGAATTCGTTGTCGAAGATGTAAATGATGCCACGCACGTTTTTAATTTCACGCTCAACAAGCAAATGCCATCGCAGTATTGGTACACGCCAGCCGCCGTTTTTAGGATTGCCGCACAACCTCTGTCTCGTGTTTTTTCACTGGCTGAATCAATTTATCAAGCCGTGTCACCCATTGCATTTAACTTGGTTTCAAGCGTTTCAAATGCGCCCGCCTTTGACTTGGGATGGATTGACGTTAAGTCAGTGACCACGATTCGCGCCATTTTTGACAGCGTTTCAACTTACACCGCTGCGCCTGATTTCGTTTATCCATTCACGGATGCCAAAAAGCAACTGACTGAATCCGTGCAGCGTGGCGGCTATCGTTTATCGACAACCGCAGCCACTAAAAAAGCCACCCCCTTCGGACGAAAATCGTGTTTCAAATCTGAAAAAACCAAGATTCTTTATAACCAACGACAGGTGTTTGGTGGTGGCACAATTATCGATCTACCACGTCCACCAATTACGCCAAAACCCACCACGATAACTTTTACCATCCCAAGAAAAACGGTTTATACGATGCAACACACTATCACCGCAACTCTGCTCGATTTAACACCGCTAGACGTGTCAGACATTGCGCTCAATTTAGATGCGGACTCATGGGCATGGACGTTCAGTTGCCGATTGCTCAATGCTGGGCAATTACCGCTGGTGGTCAAATCAGACGGCACGGCAGTTCAAATTATCATCACAATCAATGGTTATTCGTTCAACGTGCTGGTAGAAAAAGTAACGCGCAATCGGACGTTCGCTAAAAACTCAATTTCATTATCGGGACGAAGTTTGACAGCCTTACTCACGCAACCGTATGTGCAACCAGCCAGTGCGACACAATCGGATTTAATGAGTGTTCAGCAATTGGTGGATTTAGAGTTGCCGTTTGATTGGGAGATTGGATTTTGGTCAGCAGCAAACTGGAACATTCCCGCTGGTGCATTCAGCTACACCACAAAAACGCCGATTCAAGTGATTGTAGGCATTGCCGCTGATATTGGAGCGGTGGTTGTTCCATCGCGCCACAGCAAAAAAATTGATGTGATGCCGCGTTATCCTGTTCTGCCATGGAATTACGACAGTGAAACGCCCGACTTGGTTATTCCTGACGCGGTAATTGAATCGCTAACGTATCGAAACGTTGTGCCAGCGCAAGGCAACGCGGTATATGTGCATGGCTCAGATATTGGCGGCGTATTAGCACGTTGCCGATTGACGGGAACAGCAGGCGATAAATTATTACAAACCATCACCAATTCGTTAATGACCGATGTTATTGGTTGTCGAGGGTTAGGTGAACGTCTTTTAGCGGCACAATGGGAACAGCCTGCGATTCAATTTTTAACGATTCCATTGAATGCCACAGATATTCCGTTAGCTAAAATCGGTGATTTAGTGCGTATCGACATCGACGAAGGTCATGTTTTTGGTGTGGTGAATTCGCTCGGAATCAGTGCAAATTTAGGCAAGGTTTCCCAGACCATAACGATTGGAGAAGAAACTGCAAACGTCTGGCAAGGATTCAAAGATTTGTTACCGCGTGACCCATTGCTGGTTGGCACGCTTGCAAGTACAGATGGGCAAACGTCTTTGATGACATTGATTGATGGTGGCGTGATTCGAGTGCGTGGCACTGGAATTATTGATTCAAAATACTACATCCGCGCAGGACGCATTGAAAACCAAGCACCGAATTTAGAAGTTAGTGAAATTGTGATTTAGTTTTTAGAAGATAACGCAGAATTGACGTTAACCAGCACGAATTGTTAGAGATAGAAATTAGTGGTCAACAGATTATAAATTTAGGTGAAAATTTAGGTTTAATATTTTTCAAAATGACATAACCTGTCGTCACCGCGTGTTATGGTTTTTGTCATTCTTTCAAATCCACTGAAAAATCACCATGACCAAAACCACTGAACACGATAAAACTGCCGTTCGTTTAACCGAAATTCTGAAAAAATTGAACGAAGGCGAAAAACTCGACCCTAAAGAACTCGCTCTCGAATTCAATGTCACCGTTCGCACCATTCAACGTGATTTGCTTGAACGCTTCGCTTATTTGCCGCTCCGCAAAGACGGAAATTTGTTTTATCTCGAATCCTTTTATTTAGGCAAACTGAATCTCAAAGACGTTGAACGCTTCGCCTGTTTATCGGGCATCAAAGCGTTATTTCCCAAATTAAAAGATGACTTTTTGCGCGAACTTTTTGATTCACGCATTTCACAAGCCTATTTGGTCAAAGGGCATCATTACGAAGATTTATCGAAAAAAAGCCACGAATTTAAACAACTCGAACAAGCCATTTTGCAACATCGCATCGTTCAATTTGAATACAAAGAAAAAACCTACCGCGCCGAACCTTATAAATTGGTAAATCACAAAGCGATTTGGTATCTCGCGGGGAAAGTTAAAAACGTATTGAAAGCGTTTTGTTTTACCCAACTCAAAGGAATCGTTATCGAATGCGACACCTTCATACCTGACGGGGCAACGCATCAAATTATCGAACAAGAAGATAGCATTTGGTTTGCTGAAAATAAACGTGAAGTGGTTTTGAAAATTGATAGTTCTGTGGCGCAGTATTTCAAACGACGCGATTTATTACCGAATCAACAAATCGATAAAATTTTGGAAGATGGCAGTTTGATTGTGTCGTCACGGATTGCTCATGACCATCAAATTTTGCCGCTGATTCGTTATTGGTTGCCAAATGTGCAAGTGATTAGTCCGAATGAATTACGTCACACGTTGTTTCAAGGGTTGCGGGATTATTTAGATAATGATGAATAATTATTTTCAGGATGACATAACCTGTCATCGGCGTGGTTTATACTTGCGCGGTAATTATTTGAATTGAACTAAAAAGGCTGTCGATTATGGCAAACGAGATTAAAGAAATACAAGTGCATTCAATTCCAGAATTTATGCAACAGATTCTTGCTTTTGAGTACGAAGGAGATTGTACGGTTTATTTCAGAGGGGAATCTAAAGACCACAAAGGCACTGCATTTCAGCCCTCAATTTACAGAAAACTTAAACATTTAGAAAAAGAACATCTTATTTATCGTGAAATGCAGCGATTTAACAATCATGAATTTACCGAAGACAGGTCTGCTTTTGATAAATTAAGTCGTATGCAACATTATCTGGCACCGACGCGCTTAATTGATTTCAGTGAAGATGCTTTAACGGCGTTATATTTTGCTTTGGCAACCAGAAAAACGTGTGATGACGCAATTGTTTATGTAACAGCAGTCGCAAACGAAAAAATCAAATACTACGATTCTGATGCGGTTAGCGTGATTTCAAATTTAGCTAAGTTACCTTTAGATAACGACGATATTCGTGAAAAATCAAAACGTGCAATTGCGGACGATGCAAACAAGGCAATGCTAAAAAGTAACAGAATTGATGAATATAAAAATTGTAAAAGCACCGATTTCTTACTGCACGAAATTAAAGAAGAGAAAAGTTATTTTTCTCACATCATCGACCCGCAACACATTTTTTCAGCACAATTTGTCAAACCCAAATTAACCAACACTCGCATTTATGGTCAGAAGGGCGCGTTTCTGTTATTCGGATTGAACTTTGATGATGTTAAAAGTCACATTCCGATAATTCAATACGAAAATAACGCCCCTGTTTTGTTAGATAACATACTCATCCAACATCCCATCAAAAAAATTCTAAAACTTAAAATCAGTTGCAAAATTGATTTGACGCATCTCAAAAAATTGGGTGTCACGACACCGTATATTTACACGGGAATGGACAAAGTTTCAGAACATCTAAAAAAGATTAGCGAATAATCAACAGCGGATTCATTTTTTCACATTTACAGAAACAAAAAATATGACAATCTCAAAAACAACAGTTACACAAACTATCAGCGGTGGCACACTCACCATTACAGAAAAAGAAAATAACGACAACGAAAAGCAAAACTCCGATGCCTTTGCGGCGATAAAAGCCGATGGCTCGGTGGTAACGTGGGGGCGTTCAGATTATGGTGGTGACAGTAGAGCAGTGGCAAATTCACTCAATGGCAGTGTCGATGTTCAGCAGATTTATTCCACTGGTCGGGCGTTTGCCGCGTTAAGAGCTGATGGCTCAGTGGTAACGTGGGGCTCTCAGGATGAAGGTGGAAATAGTAGTGCAGTGAAGGCGCAACTCAATGGCAGTGTGGATGTCCAGCAGATTTTTTCAAATTATGGAGCTTTTGCCGCCCTTCGCACAGATGGTTCAGTGGTCACTTGGGGATATTCAAACAGAGGTGGAGATAGTAGCGCAGTGGCGGTGCAACTCGACGGTCGCGTGGATGTCAAGCAAATTTATTCAACTACTGGAGCTTTTGCTGCCCTTCGTACAGATGGTTCGGTAGTCACTTGGGGGGAATTAGATTGGGGCGGAGATAGTAGCGAAGTAGCAGCGCAACTCGATGGTCGCGTGGATGTCAAGCAGATTTATTCAACCACTGGAGCTTTTGCTGCCCTTCGTACAGATGGTTCTGTGTTCACCTGGGGGGAGCTAAATAACGGAGGTGACAGTGGCGCAGTGGCAAATTCACTCAATGGTAGCATCGATGTCCAGCAGATTTTTTCCAATTCTTATGCCTTTGCCGCCCTTCGCACAGATGGTTCGGTAGTCACTTGGGGCGATTCAATTAGCGGAGGAGATACTAGCACGTTAATGAGTTCACTCAATGGCATCATCGATGTCCAGCAGATTTATTCGGCGTGGTATGCCTTTGCCGCGTTAAGAGCTGATGGCTCAGTGGTGACGTGGGGACAGTCAAAATATGGTGGTGACAGTAGAGCCGTGGCAAATTCACTCAATGGCAATGTCGATGTTCAGCAGATTTATTCTACAGGTACCGCCTTTGCCGCCCTTCGCACAGATGGTTCGGTAGTCACTTGGGGAAATTCAAGTTATGGCGGCGACAGTAGCGCGGTGGCAAATTTACTCAATGGTAGCGTTGATGTCCAGCAGATTTATTCTACTGGGGGAGCATTTGCTGCGATAAGAGTCGATGGCTCGGTGGTAACGTGGGGGCGTTCAGATTCTGGTGGTGACAGTAGCGCAGTGGCAAATTTACTCAATGGCAGTGTTGATGTCCAGCAGATTTATTCTACTGATAAAGCATTTTCCGCCCTTCGCACAGATGGTTCGGTAGTCACTTGGGGGAATATTTATGACTCAAATGACAATCTGGTTCCTGTCGATACTAGTACAGTTGCCGAGCAACTTAAATCAGCCGTGGTCAGTTTGGCAAATGCAAAAACGGATGATGTTTATATTGCTCGACCTATGAACTATCCACCAACAGGAACAGTTTCAATTACAGGTTTATCCACGCAAGGACAAATTTTAACTGCATCAAATTCTATAGCTGATTTAGATGGTCTGGGTATAGTTAGCTATCAATGGTTGAGAGACGACATTCCTATTGCAGGTGCAAATTCAAAAACTTATGCTTTGACTCAATCTGACGTGGGAAAAAATACCCGCGTTTCTGCAAGTTACATAGATGGATTGGGGAAATTAGAAAGTGTAACCAGTAATACGGTAAAAATCGCTAATGTGAACGATGCGCCAACAGGTTCAGTTTCGATTATTGGAAAGCCATCGCGAGGAGAACTGTTAACTATGGCAATCAATCTCGATGATGCTGATGGTATGGGATTGTTTATTCACGGTCAATGGTTGAGAGATGGCATTGCCATCGTTGGTGCTACTAAAAAAACATATACTTTGACAGCAGAAGATGTGGGTAAATCGATTAGTTCTAAAGTTAACTACACAGATTTATTAGGCACAACTGAAAGTGTCAGTAGCAACACAATAAAAATCGTCCATGTGAATACTGTACCAACTGGTTCAATTTCTATTTCTGGTTCACTTATTCAAGGGCAGGTTTTAACTGTTTCAAATTCTCTCGCAGATTTAGATGGTTTAGGCATAATTAGTTACCAATGGATGAACAATGGCAAAGTCATCAAAAATGCAAATCAAGAAACCTACACATTAACGTCGGCAGATGCGGGTAAAACCATTAGCTTAAAAGCCAGTTATACAGATTTGCAAGGCACGTCCGAAAGCGTCAGTAGTGAATCAACTACAGTCGTTATCAGCACAAAACCAACCAAAAGCGATGACTTACTTACTGGAACAGTTAAAAACAACACACTTTCTGCTTTGGCGGGTAATGACACATTAAATGGTGGTTTGGGTGCTGATAAACTCACAGGTGGCAAAGGCGCAGATATTTTTACATTCACCAGCGTAGACGATTCAGGCGTTACCGCTAAAACCCGCGACACCATCACCGATTTTAAACACAGCGAAAGCGATAAAATTGATTTGTCATTGATTGATGCGGATTCAACTTTAGCAGATGACCAAGCCTTTATTTTTATTGGCAGTGAAGCCTTTAGTGCAGTGGGACAATTACGTTTTGATGCCAAAACGCACATACTTTACGGCAGTACGAATGCTGACAATTTACCCACGTTTTCGATTCTGTTGAGCGGTGTGAAAAGTTTGGTTGCTGAAGATTTGATTTTGTAATAATCAGATTTTATTGAGTGGCTGGCAGAATAATGTAGCCCTCAGTAGCTTGTACTGACGGCTACATTTTTGATTTTTGCTGACAAATTCAACAAAAAAATAATGAAATTAACACTTTTCACCAGCTTAATTATTTTCACCTTTGCTGTGCAAGCCGCCGACAAACGCATTTATTCAACCGACGCAATTGGCAATCGGCAATACGATAAACCATCTTACACGATTACGGATAATGGACGAATTTACGAAACTGATTCAATCGGCAATAAACGTTACGATAAACAAAGTTATCGGATTGAAGGTAACAAAATTATTCCGACTGATACAATTGGCAATCGTCAGTATGATAAGCCCCACTTTGAAATCAAATAACCAGTTAATCTATGAATAAATTTAAGAAAAAATTATTTCTTTTTCGCGTTGCTTGCATCGTTATTACAAGTTCTAGTTTATTTGTTGGGTGCGCTTCTCGAATGGCTCAAAATTCAAATGGTGGCACTATAACAGATGTTATTGATTCTTTGAAAAATGGAGAAATAAGATTAAACTGCGGAGCTTTGTGTGCAGGAAAATGGGGTGCAAATAGAGAAAAACTAAAAACTTTACATGATAATGAATCTTGGAAAAATCTCGCTATAGATGTTGCTACAATTGGATTTAGTAGTAATTTAGGTTACTACTTTTTGGGACGTGCATCTGAAGGTTTAAATTTCTCAGAAGCTGCGAGAACTTATTATAACTTAGCGTTAGTTAACAACTATAAATGTAACGGCTTGATAGATACATGCAATGGATTGGTATTTCCAGATGTCGTAGCTACTGGTATTACTCGAATAGAAAGAGTGCCATCTGCTGCTAAAAAAACAGTCTTAGTTGATGAAAAATTACATTCCATAAGTTACGATTCCAATTTTGTAAATCCACTTAATTTAAAATCCTTACCAGATACTGTAAGTTTTGAACACACGCAACGAATCAATAATCTTGAAAAATTATCTAACCAATTAAATACTCAGCGACCAACGATAGAACAAATTCAAGTCAAAACGCCTAGTGCTAATTTCCCAATTCCTGTGATTCGCTTTCATTTTGATGAGCGTACATTTTTTGATTCTGGCAGTTCTACAATTCGCCCTGATTCAAACAAAATCATCGATATGTTAGCCGAACAAATGAAACAAGATATGCCCGACACCAGTTTGGTTATTCTTGGGCATACGGATAGCGTAGGCTCAGACGAAGATAACAACAATCTTTCAATTAACCGTTCTGCTTCTGTCATGCAGCAACTAGCACAACGTGGTGTAAATTTGAAACAAATGTCTACTGTTGGAATTGGTGAAACTCAACCTGTTGCGACAAATGCCACAGAGGATGGACGTTCGCAAAATCGTCGCGTTGAATTTGTGCTTTCACGTTTTGAAGAAGCGAACTATGTTGCCATTGAGCAATTCCCACGCAATACAGAGTGGCTGAATAATCACCCACAAACACAGTTGGTAGAAGAGCCAACGATTCAAGAGAAATTGCCTGTTAAAACTAAACAGGTGGTTCATGTGCAACCCAGAGCAACACCAGTGGTTCACCACAATACTGAAGCTAAAAAATTGGTTGTTTTTAAACCAACTAAAGAGATGCTTGCCCCCTCAAATCCTGAAAAAATAGCACTTCCTGAACCAATTACAATGTTAAAAGAATCAACTCGTACTGTTACAATTATTCCTGCGGAAATAGTGCATATCATCCCTTCCACTCAAAACTAAAATTT